GGACTATCCGATGTTGATGGTAGTGCCGCAACCCCTGCTATCAGGGGAACAGATGCAAACACAGGTATCTTCTTCCCTGCCGCTGACACCATTGCTTTCTCTGAAGGTGGTGTTGAGGCTATGCGGATTGATAGTGCTGGTAATGTGGAGATTGGTACTACTAGCGCATTTGGAAAATTAAATGTTGTTCAATCTTCTGACACACAAATTGCTAAGTTCTCAGCAACATCTTATGGATTGACTTTTAATTCGGATGCTGGAACTGGTTTCAGAATTGAGGCGGCAGATGCAACAGGCGTTGGTTCATATCAACCATTGATTACAAATGGTTCTTTGCAAGCGTTCAGAACAGGCAACACTGAGCGTATGCGTATCGACACCAGCGGTAACTTGCTGGTGGGGACTACAACATCAGCCTATGGAAGACTGGAAGTAAAAATTAACGCTAGTGGCGCTGGTGGTGCGGCACGTTTTATTAATGATGCCTCCAGTGGATATACGGGCGAACTTGTTCAGATGATTTCAACTCAAGGAGCGTCAACTGCTTATAACATTCTTTCTTGTTATTATTCTGGTGGTGGCGCTTATGCTTTTAGAGTCCGTGGTGATGGAACTCTTTTTGCTCAAAACACAACAGTCCAATCTGCCTCTGATTCAAGATTCAAAGAAAATATTGTTAATGCAACGGATGGCCTAAATGTAGTTACAGCCTTACGACCAGTTCGCTTTGATTTGATAGAAGGTAATGGGATTACAGGAAAAACTAACCAGCTTGGTTTTATTGCACAAGAAGTCCAATCAGTATTTCCAGATGCTGTTGATGTATGGGGCGAAAGTAATGACCCTGAGAATCCATATTTGTCTCTTGGAACAACAACTTTGATTCCTGTATTGGTCAAAGCCATTCAAGAACAACAAGCCCTCATCCAATCTCTGACAACCCGAATCACTGCACTGGAGACACCAGTAGTAACACCAACAGTAACACCATCAACTGGAACACAAGTATGAACGAAATCAAACTCTCAACCAACTTGGTAAACGCCATCCTGCAATACCTTGGTAGCCGCCCATACACTGAAGTCTTTCAGGTCATAGAGGCCATTCAAAAGGAAGCCAAAGAACAGCAGAACGTGGATAATCCACCATCAGCATAAGGAGCAGCCATGAGCAGCACATATTCAAGCAATCTGCGAGTCGAACTGATTGGTTCTGGCGACCAAGCCGGTACGTGGGGTCAGACTACCGACAACAACTTCGCTTACATTTTTGATGCCGCCATTGCTGGGTATCAAGCGGTCACGGTTTCCTCTACTGCTCAAGCTTTGACCTATGTAAACGGGCCAACGTCTACAGCCAACTTGAATCAGTCTGTTTACGCTATTTTAAAGTTCAACAGCGCATCTGCGGCAACGGCTATCTACGCCCCGCCCGTATCTAAACAATACATCATCTGGAACAACTCTGGCTACACCATCACAATCTACAACTCTACGGTCATTGGTAACACAACCGCCGCAGGTACTGGGATTGCAATTGTCAACGGCGACAAGATCATGGTGTGGTCGGATGGCACAAACTTCTATGACCTCCAAGCGCAGAATCTGACGGGCACACTAGCTATTGCCAAAGGCGGTACAGGCCAAACAACCGCCAACGCTGCGTTCAATGCACTGGCTCCAGCTCAAACAGCCAACCGACTGCTTAAATCAGACGGCACAAACACCTCATTTGCTCAAGCCGTATTGACTACTGACGTTACAGGAACTCTGCCTGTTGCAAATGGCGGTACAGGAGTCACTTCACTTGCTGCGCTGGGCAACTTGTTTTATCCAGTTGGTTCTATTTACACAAGCACTGTTGCAACCAATCCCGGAACTTTGCTGGGTTTTGGCACTTGGGCAGCATTTGCGGCTGGTAAAACAATTATTGGCAATGGTGGTGGATTTAGCGCAGGTGCAACTGGGGGTAGTGCTGATGCAGTTGTTGTAGCTCACACTCACACTATTTCAGACCCCGGTCACAATCATAATTTTAATTATGCGGCATGGAACTGGACTGTACAGGGTGGTGCATCACCAGTAAATGCAAATAGAGAAGGTGTGGGCGCAGGAACAACAAGTTCAGCTTCTACAGGTATTACTGGTACAAATTCAGCAGGTGTCAGTGGAACTAACGCCAACTTGCCCCCCTATATCGTTGTGTATATGTGGCAGCGTACAGCTTGATGGTGAAATGAAATTGATCCGATCTCCATTCTCTTTGCTGCAAATGCTTGTGTCGCTGCTATCAAAGAAGGTTGTGAGCTATACAAGCAGGCTAAGACATCTTTCATGGAGGTCAAAGCCACTGTTGATGAAGTCTCTGAGATATATAAGGAAGTTACTGGGTTTTGGAGTAACTTTAGTAACTTCTTCAAGTCCAGCGACAAACCCGCCCCGACCAAGCCTGTGGCGAAAAAGAAGGAAGCCTACGTTGCCGTTGACGAAACCCAAGTCATGGCAGACATCGTTACTCAGCTTACCCAGTTTTTCAAGCTACAAGAACAGCTTGCAACGCACATAAGGGAAGAGGAAGAGAAGAGTAAAACTGTCTACGACCCTGACGCTAACCTGATGGAAGCCGCCCTGAAGAGGGTAATGGCTCAAGACCAGATGGCAGCGTTGGAAGTGACAATCAGGGAAACTATGGTCTATCAGTCTCCACCTGAAATGGGAGCAATGTATTCCAAGGTTTTTGAAATGCGAGATGTAATCAAGGCAGAGCAGGACAAAGCAAGGAAGAAACGGGATGAAGACTCATGGCAACGCAAGGAAAAGGAGCGCCTTACAAGCGAAAAGCAAGCGTACCTAATAGCGACTTTTCTTTTCCTCCTGTATATGTGGCTCCTCCTCAGCCTCTTAAGCAAGATTGGGAAAGCGTAATGGGATGGGTAGCAGCTTGTTTACTTGTCGTTCTGTTGTTACCATTTTTGGGTATGCTGTATATAGATGTGCTGCAAACCAAGCATGAAGCCAAGGTTCAACTTGAAAAGATTGAGAAGCTACGCAGACAACTTGAAAGGGAAAAACGTGACAAAAAGCCTGATACCTTTGCTGATAACCCTGTGTTTGATAGGGTGCGAAGACCGTTTTCGTTACCCCTGCCAAGACCCGACAAATTGGAATAACGTTGAATGCAAGCCCCCAATCTGTACTGCTACTGCCACTTGCCCAGAACAGCTTATTAAACCTGAACAGGAGAAGAAATGATGCCTACTGTTGGATACAAACCAAACAATCGTTTAACCGCAGAAGAGATTGAAGTCCGTGTGTGGGCTTTTGTAATCGTCATTTTGGTGAGCATTCTGCTTGGCGCTATGGTAGCGTTTCTGTACTCAGTGACTTATGTCACTCAGCCTATGGCGGGTATGGCTCCCATTGACAAAATATATACACAGCAGATTTCTACCATCATGGTGTTTATCACTGGCGTTCTTGGTGGCGTAGCTGGCAGGTCTGGTATTAAAGCAGTAGCGACTGCAATATCTAAGTCTGAAGCCAACGATAACGATGAGCCACCAAAGCCATGAAAGGTTTACTTTCTGGTCTGATTGCCCTGCTGCTGACTTTCGGCGGAGGGTACTGGACGGGCAAGCACTTTGAGGCCAAAGCCCAACAAGAAGAGGTAGACCGCTTAAACATTCAAGCTAGAGCAAAAGAAGAGGCTTTAGCCCATGCTGTAACCACCACTGCTGATGCATTAAGGAAGACAAATGAGAAAGCCAAACTTGCTACAAAAGAGCGTGATGCTGCTATTGACAGTGGCACTCTCAAGCTGCGGGTTCCTGTCAAAACGTCCTGCCCCATACAAGCCCCCACAGATACCGCCTCTCCCGCAGGAAGTAGTGCAGGAGAAGCACGAACCGAACTTGACCCAACGTTTGGAAAAGCTCTTTTCTCAATAGCGGAAGAGGGTGACAGAGCTATACAAAAACTCAATGCCTGTATAGACTTATATAACAAAGCTGCTGAATCACAAAAGGAAATTAAATGAACTTGACCACCAATTTTTCCCTGCATGAACTGAC